TCACTGCTTTGATCTATTGAAATATTTGCTGACACTTTTTGTGTCGATAATTACGATGTATCTTGCGCTTATTGCGGCCACGGCAGCCTTCGTTCGCGCCGACACCGTCGATCTAGCAAGCAAAGAAGCGCTGCGAACTATTGCGTTGTTGGCCACGGTATCAATGGCGGGAATCCTGTTCCTGTTCTTTGTTTTGGTTGCACGAGTCGGCCGGGAATACCAGGATCGCGCAAGCGTGCTTTCAGATGAGTCAGAAAGCGAACTTTTCGCCCGTGCGTATCGAAAGGCGATTGCCTATGGCCGGATACTAGCGGGAGTTGCTCTCATCGCCTTGTTTTGTGTTGGTTTCTTTTTCGCGACATTGACGCTTTCCTGACCCGTAATATTGCGACAAGAACAAGGGGGCAACTCCTTATAGTGTGACCCGAGGTTGGGCGAGTTCGTCGAGGTGGACGCGAATATGTTTCTCTAGGACCTTTTGCATCGTGGCAGGCTCTACTGTGATCTGCTGACCTGCCGCTTCGCTGCACGAGGCCGACAGATCGGCCGCCACAAGCGCCGCGACCCGGGCGGGCCATGTCACCCAGGCATCGCGCTCATCCCGCGCCAGCCGGAACATCAGCGTTTCCGCCCGCGACCTGTCGACCAGTTCGCCCTTGAGCTTTTGCAGCCGCAGCCTTCGCTCTTGCGCCTTCATCACCTCGTTGGCGGTCTTGGCTTGCAGGAATGTGGTGCCGCCGCCGACGCCCGGGCTGGGCAGTCCTTCCTCGCGCAGCGTTTCACCCACAGACGCGACAGCCGCCTCGGGCACCGGCTTCATCTTCTGATCTTTTGGCTGCGGAGCCTTTCTGGTCTTGGACGGGTCGGTCGTCTCGGCGCGTCGTTTGTCGGAGGCCTCGGCATCGATGCTGCCATCCGCGTGCAGTACCAGCCGCCCGGCCTCCTTGGCCTTTTGCACCGCGCCGCGCGACAGCCCGACACGGGCCGCGTATCCGCGCTCGCTCATACCCTGCATCGACCGACCGCCCTCCGGATAAAGCAATGATATTGCTTCGAATTCCGTTGATTACGTTCTCCGGCAGAGCGATTCTCGGATCAGAAAGACACAGCCTGACCGGAGACACGCCCATGACCATCGCCCAACGCTACAACCCCGAGGCCGCCCGCCTGCTGCCGCACATGGCAACAAGGCTCGCCGTCGATCCCGCGATCACCACGGCAAACGCCATCGACGAGATCGTCTTCCGCCGCAGCGAATTCCTCGGGGGGATGGCCTGCGCGATCCTCGCCATGCTCGAACAGCAGGGCAGGGGAGTCTGAGCATGACCACCATCACCACAATCCGCATCGATCACGACACGCTGCCCGACCCTTTGAGTCGCAAGAACCCCGACGCCGTCGCCGAAACCATCGAGGCGGCGCTGCACGACAATGGCATCACGGCCGAGGCGTCGGACGTGATCTCGCACATCAAGATCGAACTGCCCACCGCCAAGCTTGCCGCCGCCAGCGCCGTGCTGGCCGGGATGCGGCTGATCTGATCGGATGAGCAGAACGCAATCTTATGATCCTGATTTGCCAACACTTTACGGCCCGCCAGAGCGATTTTGATGACACCCAAACGATGCAACTCACCCGAAGGAGCCACCACCATGACCCGCCTGAACCCGCAAACCACGCCCCGCCACGAGCTCCGCGCCGAGAAGGCCCGGCGCAACAAGGAGGCCGCATTGGCTGCCTTCGTCGCGAAGAAGGCGGAGATCGACGCGCGACTTGCCCGCCTGCAGGCGCTGAGCGACGATCATTTCAACTGCCACCCCGACGAGGTCGGCTGGGCGATGGTCGGAACGCTCGAGCACTACAACGGCCTGCTCAAACGCATCACCGAGAGCGCCTTCGGCGAGGGTGAATACGCCCGGTAGCTTATACGACCCCTGATCCCGGACAGCCCGCCGTCACGGCGGGCTTCACTTGGTAGAAGGCGCCGCATCCCGTGACGCCCGCACACCGGAGACCAACCATGACCCAGATCCAGCTATCCGACGCCCAAGCCGTCATCCTGTCCGCCGCCTGCGCACGCGAGGACGGCGCCGTCTTTCCCGTTACCACCGGTCTCAAAGGTGGTGCCGTCGGCAATGTCTGCAAGAGCCTGCTGAAGCACAGGCTCATCGAGGAAATCCCCGCCACCGACCTCAACACCGTCTACCGGCACGACGAGGAGCGCGGGCCGGTGACCCTGCGCGCCACGCCGCTGGCCTACAGCACCCTCGGGATCACCGACGGCCAGAACGACGAGCCGCCCGCCGAAACCGCGACCGCACCCGTTCAGCGTCGAAAGGGCACCAAGCAGGAAGCGCTTATCGCCATGCTGAGCGCCGAGGGCGGCGCGACCATCGACGAGATCGTCGCGGCCCTGGACTGGCAACCACACACCGCTAGGGGTGCCATGTCCGGCGCGCTCAAGAAGAAGCTCGGCCTGACCATCACCTCCGAGAAGGTCGATGGACGCGGAAGGTGCTACCGTATAGAAGTCTGATCCAACATCTCGCGAACCCGGCCAAGCCGCCGTCCTTCACAGGGCGGCGGCTACTCGATCAGCGCTGGCAGGCGATCGACGCGAAGAGCCGTAGCAGTCACCTACCCAAACCTCTAAGTTGGAACAGGCGGGGCGCCGACGGACAAGAGGACAAGATGAATGTGTCAAGTAAGTGCCGATTTCAGACGTGGCGTTGAGCTTGCCAACATCTTGCTTGTTGGCGCTTGTCCGGGACGGGAGGAGGAGCAAAATGGTCGGCCATTTGTGGGTACCGCGGGACAATACCTAAGAAGTATGTTTCGAACGCTCAATTTGCATTGGCCTTGTTTCTTTCCGTCGGCTGACCCTGATGAGTATAGCATGCTGAATGCAAACCCGTTGCCAAGATATCGGGCACGTGCCGGGTTTGGTGGCCTCACACAACCAACCAAAACAGAGGTTATGGCCGCTGAAAACCGGGTGAGAGTAAGATCATTACTCATTTTGGTGAACCCAGAAAGAGTACTCTATTTGGGAAACGCAGCCTAATTCATCGACCCAATTGTGAATGAAGTGCTCCCGGACACGCAGGTTTTTCGTACCGGGCATCCATCGCCTACTGCTTGGAATACGAAAGCCAATTATCGGGGAATGACCCGTGAAGAAAAACTTGAAAGATGGACGAGGGACCAATTCCGTCAAAGGCGATAGACCCCCTCAGGTGTTTTCAGCTTACCCTAGTCCGCTGAACCTTCGTTCACAAAAACTAGCGACGGCACCCCGCAACCATCTCATCTGTCCCGAATAGCAGCGAGTGGCAGATTAAGTTGCCGCGTTGTGCACGAATAGCAGGTGTGCCCCATAATTGACTAGTTGATAAACGTAAGGCGCTTCTCTACGCTTCATTCTGACTGTACCAGAGGTCCGCATGGCCGACGACGAAACACTCGATGCCTCGGTACTTGCTACGATGACGCCGGACGCGCGGGTCGAGGCCCTGATCGCGTGGTTCCGTAAGCACTACAAAGACCCGGCGACGTCGATCTCCAACAATAGCCGAGAGGGTGGGTATCCACATGTGTAAGGCGGGGTTGCAGAGGCCAGCGATGCTCTGCAAAGTGAGTTCGGTTCCCTCGTCAGTGAGCAAGAAATTGAGCACGCAGTGAAAGAAATCCAGCGAGACGGGACAACAGCGTGGGTCCGCATTGACGGCGAACTGCGAGCAGAAGATGGCGACTCGATCACCATGAAGGATGGATCACCGATTTCTCTCGAAGGCGAGGGGAGGTCCGGTGTTTTCGATGAAGGTGTCTTCAAGGAAGGTGTCTACGGGCGCGGCGAGTATGGTCGTGGCCCCTATGGTCGGGGTGCATTCAGCAGCGGCTTCAATTCTAGTTTCGATACCAGCGACGATCCCGATGAGGATCTTCAGGATGAAAGTTTCGACGCCTTTGGCCCTTATGCGGGCTACCGACAACAATATGTGGAAAGCAACGGCTCTCCAGTCGTGACAGCCGATGGCGAGCGGCTCATGGTCGATGCGCCTCCCGCGAATGAGCCTCAGGCGCGCGAAGAGGTCATTCGGCGTCTCGAAGAGCTCGAACGGTTGGTTGCACCGTTGGTTGAGAAGCGGCGCGGGGACATCGGTGACAACAACCCGCCGGGGCCTATCGAGGATCCCCCACTTACCCGCGAAGACTTCCTTGATCTGCGCGAAACCCTTGCCCAAGTCAGGGAGCAAACCCGGAAGCCCGAACCCGAGGTCGATGAACTCGCGGCACAGCAGACCCATCTTAGAAGGCTCGCCGCCAAGATGCGCGCTTGGATTATGGCGCGCGTTGGTGGCGTCGTCGAGGGGAAGGTTGAGGATCTCATAATCTCTGGCGTTGTAGGCTCGCATGTCGCCGAAGGGCTCTGGTGGCTCGCGAAGACAATCGGGATCTGGATCGGCTTTCTCTGATCCGCAGGCTGACGTTTGCCGCGAAGATGTCAGTCGCGGGGCCGACAACTTCAGCAACGACGCCCTGCGGAGAACTTGACCGGAGGCATTCAGCCGGCTTGTGTCTGGTTCAGAAAATTTGCGACGTCGCTTCGCTTTGGAACATGACGGCCGGCTTAGAGTGATCGGCAAGACGGACAGGGTATTTCGAGAATGTGACATAGGTCTCGCAGAGCTGGCCAGACCTATCACTCCCGTAGTGCTTCAAACAACCGCCGCAGCAGGTACCCACGGATCAGCGAGACCCCGACGAAAGCCAGACCGATCGCCAGATGCTCTCCGAGCGCGGCCTCGATCCCGAACCATGGAAACACAACAATCTGCGTGGCGATGGCCAGCACGTAGCCGACGACAACGTTTGTCGCCGCCTCGATCATCGACATGATCCGGCTCTGCCTCATCGCAGCCCCTCCGGCAGGCTTTCCAGAAACGCCGTCACGAATTCCGCCGCGAGCGGCGGCACGATCGCATTGCCGTAGCCCCGCAGCAGCCCCATGCGGCTGGATACCCCATCAGCCAGCGGGAATGTTCCGGGCTCAACCGGCCGCCAGCGTCCATCCCGGCAGCGGAGCCAGTCAGCATCGCGCCATACGCCGTCCGTCGGGCCGGTCCCGGCAGGCTCGCCGTCGGGTTCGACCTGTCGAGCATCGCCACTGTCCTTCGGCTGGCATCGGTGTTGCCGGCCGCGTTGTATCTCGCCGTGGCCGGCGATCCGGCCATCGCCGTCGGCCAGCCCGCCAGCCAGACCTGCCGGCCGAGCAGCGCGTTGATCGGAACCGCCGGGCATTCCGACCCATCCTTGTGATCCCGCGCCGAGGCTGTCGCCCAGCCCGCCTGGTGTTGGGTCCAGAGCGACAGCCCCGAAGAACAGCCGCTGGCGGATATGCGGCGCACCGATGCCCGTAGCCGGCAGATCGGCCGCCCCGACGGCGTAAGATGCCGCTTCCAGCTCAGCCGCCAGAGCGTCGAACCACGCCCAGTCATCTGCACCCGCAGCCGGCTTTCGAGACGCTGCGCCAACACGTCCGAGCACTGCTGCGCTCGCGACCTGCTCGCCGAAGACGAGGCCGGGTCGGCAGGCGGCGACGAGCCGCAGGAAGGCGGGGGCGAGGTGGCGATCATCGTCCTGTCCCTTGCGCTGCCCGGCCTGGCTGAAGGGCTGGCAGGGCGGCGAGCCGGTCCAGACGGACGTATCCCCGGCCACGTCCGCAATGCGCAGCGCGTAGGGCCAGCCGCCGATCCCGGCGAAGAAATGGCATTGCGCGAAGCCGCGCAGGTCGGCGGGCTCCACCTCGAG